TTGGCCTCGATGCTGATGTCCATCGCGGCAACCAGTTCTCGCTGGGCGGCGCGGACATAGGCAACCAAGGATCTCTGAGCGTAGTTTGCTCCCGGCAAATCTCCAACTGATACAAAGTCCCGCGCCAGCCGTGCATAAAGCTCGACATAACCAAAATACTCGTCTGCAATTTGCAGCGTATCTTTCAAGGTGTTAAATTTAGCCATTGCCTCCGCTCCTCCTCCCGGCGTTGAGGCGATTGACGGCGCAGCAGACTGACCCCCGCTGCGCCGTCTTTCGTTCAGAGACTAGAACACGTCATCCGATGACATGCTGGCGGTGGCGGCGGAACCGGATGAACCAAAGTCCTCCGCCTCGATGACGCCCCAATCGGTTGCGCCTGATCCCAGAGGTTCACCCTTCCGCGTGATCCAGACGCCATTCAACCCAGCCGCGACACCCCGGTTGCCCGCAGCATCGTAGCCGTAGAAGTTCAACTCCGCTGCCCCATAGTTTCCGGATTGCAGATGCTCGTCCGTAGCAGGCAACCTGGCCTTGCCTGCAAGAGCGCGAACTGGCTTCTTGCTGCTGGCTGAGAGATACCAGTTGCCCCGAAACTCATCGCCCTTCATGTACTCGCCGGACTCGGCATCCTTCTCGTCTCCGTCACGCAGCGGGTTGCGCAAACCCTTCGGCGGCTTGTCCCCGAACTTCTTGGAGACCGCCGCCTTCATCGCGGCCTTGATCGAGGTGATCTCGGCCTCATTAGACTTTGGGATGATCAGGGTGACGCTGTACTTGGCTTCTGCGCCCTCTGCTGCGGCGCGAGGCTCAAGCAGGTGAACATAGGCGAAGCGAGCATCCTTGACGACAATGCGTGTGTTTGCGTTTTCCATTTTACCGTTTCCTTCGGTTAGTTAGACGTTTTCCTATGAGAACGTACATCGACCGCAATGGCCTCTGGCGTCTCACCAAGCATTACGCGGTCCATATGAGATGTTGGGACCATGTAAGATCGACCGAACCTTATGGAGAATCCTGGGTTCTGTGCGCAGACTCTCCATGCTTGAGCCCGGCTAATCCCAAGCATTCTTGCTATGTCAGTCGTTGATAGAAGTGTATCGTTCATCCTCCTTTTCTCCTCTCAGAAGTCTTCAAGCTCCAGATCGGCAACCATTGCCGTATCCAGATTAATCGGGATTGATAGCTCGATAGACTTCCCTTCATATCCCGGCCAGATCCCCGTAGAGATGCAGTCGGAATATATATTGGCGATCCTGTTCATTGCTGCCCACCCAGCCGCGAGGCTATCGTGGGAAAGCGTGTAACAGGCGACCGCATATGGTGGCTGCTTTTCAACAGCGATAAATGTGAAAGGCGCGATCCCGCCTTCGATTTCGGCGACGCCGTCGATGTAGTGCGCGGCCTGCATATAGTAGCCATATTGCCGGATGGCTCTGGCGAAGGCTTCTGGCGATGCGTCAACAGTCGTCTTTATATCGACAATCCCGCTGGCCCCAATGGCGTCAATCCCGCCTTTGCATTTCACCTTCGCCTCATAGCCGATCCATGTGGCTTCGACCTCTGTCCGGCATCCCGTCAGCAACTCAGCAGCGTGGGAATGCGCCCACACACTATCGCGCATCCGCAGCGCCTTATCGAGGTCCGCCGCTGAGATGATGGGCAGGCCGATGCTCTCCAGCCGCTCCTTCTCTGCCTTGCCTTCCTTGGTCGTCCAGTTCAGTTCTTTGACGCTAAACAGGCTGGCGTGAGATTTATGCGGTTCCAGGATCATGGCGTGAACCACGGTCCCAAAGATCTGCGCAGGCGTTGGCGTCTTTATCATCTCCATCGCCGCCTTATAGTGCGCTGGCGAGCGGGCGATCAGTTTAGCCCCGGAGGCTGATAGGGCCTCCAGTTTGAAATAGTCGTTTTCCATTGGTCCTCTCCTATTGCGTTGCTGCCCAGAAGGCGATCAGAGCGGCATCCGCTCGACCGTCATCTTTGACCCGTCGAAACAGGTGGGCATATGCGGGGAAGCACTCTGCTGCCCGCATCCTGTTTCCATCTTTGCCCTCGCGGGCGCCGACTGCTTTCTTCCACTTCTGTGGCGTTACATGCTCGACCGGGATCTGTAGGCCAGCGCATATTCCAATGCAAAGACCGTAGGATTTCCCGAAGGCGAACATGCTGGTAACACCCTGGCCAGGCATCGCCCCCACCAGTTCGATGATGGCTCTGTCTGGTTTGCGTGATGCAATGATCCCGGCCAGCATCTGCGGGCTAATTTCCTTCTTCATCTTGTTCCCGCGTTTGACTTCCAGCGTTGGCATATCCTCAACGTCGAGCATACCAGTCTCTGGGTTGAAGAAAGCCAACGCCCCTGATGCGCCTGGATCAATTGCAAGTATCACGGCCATTCGAGCCTCACTTCGAAACCCATCACCTTTGCATAGGCCAAAGCTGTTTTCAGGGTGCAAGATCCAGCCTTCATCGAAGCAGAATATGTTGCCGAAGATACGTCAGCTTCATCGCAAACAGCTCTAGTTGATTTCTCCTGCCGCTTGCGCTCCTTCTCGATGATCCGAAAGAAGTCCTGCGTGCTGCGAACGCGATAGCTCATTCCTCGGCCTCCTTGCTAAGGACAGGATCAGCGATCTCCATTGCAGAACGCCTGCGCCTATCTGTTGGGATCTTGTCTGCCTGCCACTCTCCGCACCATTGTGTGCGAGCAACCCTGGTTGGCGTGGGATAGCGCAGGCAGGTGAGAGACCCACCAGTCTTCTCTTTGGTGAAGCGGCAGGTTAGGCATGTTTCTGGATTGCGTTCCATTAGTCACTCGCTTTCTTGTAGCTGGTCTGGATGATCATTTCCAAAGGCGTCATCCCGATCTCGCGCATATAGGCTGCAAGGATCGCGCTTTCTTCCTTGCGCTTTGTCTCGTCCATCTTCCGCATGGCGATGATCTTGCGGATGATCTTGACGTCATAGCCGTTGCTCTTGGCTTCGGTATAGATGTCCTTCACATCCTGCTTTAGAAGGCTGATCTCGTCTTCCTGCTTCTCGATGCGCTCGACAATGCTTGTTAGTTGGTTGTTAGGCTGATCCGTCATTTCTTCCCTCCTCTTGCAACCTATCCAGTTCGCGCAGCACCAGAGCCGCGTATCCCATAATGTCCACCCAATGATCGCGCTCGAATGGATCGCCGCAGATGATGCGAGCGACCTTCTGCTGGATCATATGAATACTCTCACGCATGTAACACGGCATCTGATCCCAGTTCCTAGCCTGCTCACATAGGCGTTTTAGCGTCTGCGATGCCGTCGATTGCTCCACATACGAGCCGTGGGTCATCTCCCTCGTCGATAAGATAGTGTCGATATTCTGGTCCATGCTCAAGCTTCCATTGTCTGACTGCATGTAAGATGGTCGTGTGGTCTCTGCCGCATAATCGACCTGTTTCCGCAAATCCGTATCCATTTGAGATAAGAGCGAACCAAGCCTCGCGTCTGAGTAGGATATGTGGTCGTGTTCTTGATTGTCCAACTAACTGCCTCCATGTCATCTTGTGTTTATGCAAGATCGGAAGAACGATCTGCCTGACCCGATCCCGCAGACAACCCTGCGTTATCAGCAGGTCATCACGGGAGAACATTGGTTTCGGTGTTTCTGGCTCTGGATCTGGAAGAACCAGCATTTCAGCCGGTGGGATGATTACCTCGATCTGCTTTGCTTGCGGCCTGATACCGTTGAGCCTGTTCCTGACTTCCTTGTAATGCCGTTCCCAGTCATCTACCGGAAATTCTCCACTAGGTATCGCCGTGCCTCTCGAAGCGTTTTTGTGTGTTTCAAGTCCCCGTTCCAACTGAGCGCCCTCCATACCTTTTTGACCCTGCTTTGCTGTATCCATCCGATTTGCCTGTTAAAGTATTTGACGGAATAGATGCCGTCAAATCCTATTTCGCATGTGATTGGCTTCATCTTAACCTCCCAAGATCATGCAGGCGGTGAAGATCATGGCGACTGCCGCGAATGCAGCGAGCATATTGGCGATTTCGTAGATAACCGTTTTCATCGTTTTGACCCCGTGTTTGCGTTACAGATTGAACCTATCCTGTATAAGTTGCCAAATCATTAATCCCAAGAACAAGATCGCTCCGTTGCACCCGATCACGATTACCAGCGTAAACATAGTTGATATGATGTTAAGCAGCGCCAGTTGATAGTCAGTCATTGTAGATCCTCCAATGCATTGCAGACCGCGAAGTATGTCCGGTCGTCTCGCTCAACTATGTCGTCTATACCGCCCTCATGGTGCATGGCTTTGATGGCTATTAGCGCATCTTCAACCTTGCGAAGCTTCAAGTGCAGTTTGAAGTATGCGTCCCGCCAAAGTTCGATGGACTTTTCCTGTAGATCAACCATCTTTCCCCTCCAACACTTTGCGGGCAATTTCGCCTTGATCTGAGAAGTGCTCATAGCAACACTTGCACTATTTCTCCTCTATCAGAGCCTTCAGTTTGGCTTTGTTCTCGTCATCCATGTAATACCCAACACCCCAGGATGTTTTGATCTCGATGCCATGCTGCCTCATCTTCTGACGCAGCTTCCAGATCGACACCCTGTTGCGCAAAGCCTCATGGTTGATGTCGGTGTAGCGACTATATTTGTCGCCATCCTCGGTGATCCGGTCGAGATAGGCATAATCAGCTACCTTTCGACTATATATGCCCATCAAGAGCTTCATCTGGTTCTTGCTGAGAAAGTGCATGAAACCAGCATTTGTCTGGGCCATATCAGCGCGGAGCTGGCGGATTTCTTCTTCCAGTTCTGCAATGCGGTTTCTCAGCACATTTATTTCGTCGTTTTGTGTAACAAGTAGCTTTTGCACTCGTGATGCCTCAGTCACTGCCGCTGCTCCCGTGCATCCTGAACGCAGACCAAATGTGCATGTGTGCCACCGTAGATCCCAAGCTCCCTGAGCGCCTGGTTCTGCGGTATCAAAACACCTGTCGTCAGGTTGCAGAGTGGGCATTTGCGAGGCATGAGCGGTCTGTTGAACCGCATATTGAAGATCGGGCGGTTGACGTTGCTAACCCGCATGATCACCTCCCAGAGCCTTACGCAGTTTCTGCCGAAGTTCCAACGGCATCGGATATTTGTCAGCGTCGATAATAGCCTGTTCCAGTTCATAGATGCGCTGCTCCAATGTGTCGCAAAGACGTTCTGCCAAGAGATACTGCTGATGCCAGCGATCCTCCTGCCGTTCCCAATAGTGGGCCTGCTTCATCCCTGACATTCCATCTCCTCCATGATCTTCTTTATGCGCTTGAGATGATGCTGGAGTTCCAGCTTGTGCCGCAGTTGCGCAGCCTCATCCGTGGCGTAGTAAACCAGCAGAGAACAGTCAGCGATGTTGCGGGCGGCTATCTGAAGCTCAATGTATTCTGTTGGAAACTCGCTCTCTTGTTTCATCGTTTGACCCCGTTGCAGGGCGGTTCGAATCACCAGCCCATGTAAAATAATTTATTTTGCAAAAAGGATTTTGTAAACAGGAAAAATGGCGGTCATGGATATTTTTTCCACAACCGCCATTTATCGTTAATAATCAGTGAGTTAGGCGCTACTGTCCTAGCAACCCGCCCGATTGTGCGGCTACATCCGCATTCCCCTGCATGATGCCGTAGTTTGCAGCGGCGCGCAAATACATCATCTCTTGCGGCGTTAACTGCCTACGCTCTATCCCGGCGCGACCGGCTCGCATCAATTCAGAAGCGCGCTGTGCATTGGCTGCTGTTAGAGCCGTTGCCGCCTGCCTTCCGCCAAGCCCGGCCCCATACATTGCGGCAACTCCAAGGGGGCCACCTGCCGCATATCCAGCAGACCCAGCAATGCCGCCACTGACTACGCCGGTAGGGGCTAGTTTGCCAAGATAGCGGAAAGCATTTTCAAGCGGGCCACCTTCGGCAACGCGTCGTATCGCATCACGTTCTGTCTCTGTGAAACCGCGCATACGATTTCTATTCATCGCAAGTTGGCGGAACTCAGTGCGAAGAGCATTTTCATATCCAGATCCAGAAAATTGACCTGCTCTGGTTGCTGCCCTGTCTATCAGATCATCGACGACATTTGCCTTGGCCTGACGAGACCATAGTTCACGCGCACGGTTGAACGCATTGATGCCTTCTCTGGCCTCACCGGCAACAACATCGTTCGGGCGTAATCTATTTACGAAATTGTCAATCTCAGACACGATAACCTGAGATGCGGCCCTATCACTTGGATCTTGCGACCTCATCGCCGTCTGCGCCACCTTGCGAACATTATCCAGTTCAACAAGATCGGCCTCTCTTCCGACGAGTTCCTGCACTCTGGCAAGGGCGCGTGTTGCGCGAGGCTGCAATACAGGATCAATGCCGAAGTTATCTGCTGCCTGCTCAACTCTCCTGGCCAAATCATCAATTCGATTTTGGCCAATCCTGACGCCAGCTTGTCTGGCTGTATCATAAGCCTCATTGGCTTGGTTTCTCAAAGTAGCGGCAGATAATGGAGTCACATTGCGAGAAGCAACACTTCCAAGTCCTGATAATGCCCCACCAAGAAGCAATCCAGTAGCCGCCGCTTCCGGTACGCTATAGTCACGGCCAGCAGCTTCTGCCGCGCTCATCAATGCTCCCTCTGATGCGCCAGTAGCAATTCTGCCGCCTGTCGTCGTAGGGCTTGCAGCGGCCCTTGCTACTTGTGCAGCAGCAGTGGTCGGAGCAGCAGCTTCCAAAGCACGCGCCCCGGCACCAAACGCTCCACCAGTTAGCATTAGAGGTGCTATGCCAGCAGTTCGCAAGGCGATTTCTTCTGCGGTTCCAAGCCCCTTTTGAGCAGCAGCCGTTTTTGCACGTTCTTGCGCTACAAGATCAGCATATGGCCCTTGACCAACAGCAGCTTTCGCCGCTGCCTGCAGTTTATCCCAACCGCCCATCGTCAAGATGTCGTTGAAGAACCGAAGCCTTTCAGTGGCCGATTGAAGCATCGGTTTCTCAACAGGCTGCTCAACCACAGGTGCGGCTTCGAACCAATTTTCTCCAGCGCCTTTGATCTGGACTACAGGAGCGGTTTCATACCATTCAGCCATTATGGCTTCCTCCTAACTTGCCCATTAGGGTCTGTGAACAATGCTCCACTGGGAAGACTATCGTATTCTTCTTTTGTAACCCTCTTAGGTGTTCCTTGAGCTTCCGCAGCAGCGGATGGTTTTTCACCTTCACCAGAAGGTTGTCCTGTAAACTTTTTGAGATCAAACTTCTGCCCGTAGTCCTTCTCATAAGCTTTTTCACGAAGAGTTTGATAACCCTTCATGCTTGTTTTTATATCTGCAAGCGCACGCTTTAAGTCACCAGGTGATTGTGCCTGATCTAGATTAGCAACAGCCGATTGCAAATAGTTCAACTCTTGTACGGCAACCTGCCCTAACGCTCCGCCAGTTGGCGATGCATCGCGCATCCTTTGCAACTCATCAAATCCGATGTTCGCCTTAATTGTGGCAATATCGGCTTGAAGGTTGCGGGCCTGCGACTCTGGAATATACGAAAGCAGAGAACCATATCCAGCAGACCAATTATTCACACGATCTATCGCGCGAGAAATTGTATTTGATACATTCTCGGATTTCATCATCGTGCCTGCCAAAGCCTGCTCAATTTTAGGTTGATTGAGCCTCATTTCAGCCTTCGCAACCTCAAGTTTTTTAGCCGCCTCCAGCGCACCAGGAGGATCAATTTTATCCGCAAGGTCAGCAAGCTTTTTTGCTTCATCTGGCTTGGTCAGATAGATAGCTGGGTTGCCAGCTATAGCGCGGAGCCTTGCAGCCTCTGGGTTTGTAGGCGTTGGCATCGATACGACGCCGCCAGCTTGAGCGGGCGTAACGGTAGTCGGCGTTTGCTGCGGTGCAGCCAATGCAGGCTCTGGGATAACAGGTGGCCTGCCTGTTTCAGGGTACTTTGAATAGTCTAGGGCCATATTATCAGCAGGTGCAGGAAGCCCAACACTGGGAGCCGTTATTGCAGGCATAACAGGAGCAACCTGTGCCGGAGGCGCAGCAACAGGCATCTGTGGTTGTGCAACAGCAACAGGTGTCTGAGGCGCGCCCAAATTGAGCGCCTTAGCAACCTCTGCCTCATAAAGTGCTTCAAGAGGTGATTTCGTAGCCCTTTTAATTGCAATTTGCTTTGTAGCCTCAACAAGGTCAGCAATTGGCATAGCCTTGACATAACCAACTGACAAGCCAAGGTCTTTGGCAAGCGCATCTGGGTTTTCATCACGCAATTTCTTGATGGCGTCTTGCGCAGAAATTGTTTCCTGCTGCATTTTGAGAGCAAGTTCTTTTTCTGCGGCTCCTGCTTTAGCAGCCATGAGTTGAGGGGCAAATAATTCAGCCTGTCTTTGCGCCAATGCACGCTGCTGCTGGAGCGCCGCCGTCCTCTGGATCGACTCCTCAATGCTTGGCCCAATCTTGCCAAGCTGCGCCAACGCCTGCGCTCTGCTTTCTGGAGACTGACGAGCGCCAGCAGGCAGCAACGCCGCACCGACTTGGCCCAACGTCGAGAACATCAGCCGCTTCTGATCAGCCGGTGACAGCATCGACATGCTATCAGGCATCTGCGTTCCACCAGCAGCAGGCGCCTGCTCCCCGCCACCCAGAAGGCCGGAGATGTTGCCATAGATCGAACTGCCAACGTCTTTCACGCCACCCAGAAGGCCGCTCAAAAAGTCATTCTCAGCCATGTGTCGTCCTCACTTCTTTGCAGCGGCTTCCGCCAGCCACGTTGGCAACGTCGTTGTTCCAACATTAACACGATAAGGCGCTGGCGTCGGCTGGATGTTCAACGGGTTAACCGCAGTCGGGTTCTGCAACCGAGACATGCCAGGCAACTGCGATTGATAAAGCAGCGACTGCATGAAGGCATTGGCGATCTCTGGGTTAATTTGCGGGGCCTGCTGTAGAGCCTGCTGCGGCGTCTTTTGAGGCATAGGGCCAAGCAGACCAGCAGGCATAGCCTGTTGCGGGGCAATCAATGCCCTGACGTCTCCGAGCGTCATCCTGCCATTGTTGATGGCGTCAGATAGATAGCCGATGATCTGCGGATCTCCAGCAGTGCCGGTGAGGCCGATATACATGTTGTTGATGTCTTCGATTGTCGCCATAATCGTTACCCCAAAAGACCGGCAAAGATGTCATCGCGCCATCTGCCTCGAGTTACGGGAGCCGCAGGGCCAGGTTTCCAGCTTGGTGTTCCCTGACCAGCGGTCATCAGAGAACTGCCAAGACCAGCCAACCCAGCGATTGTTTTTGCATCCTCTGGTGTCATTGACACCGCAGGCTGCATTCTAGCATCTCCACCAGCAACCGGAGCCAGAATATCTGGGACACGGCCTCCACCGCCAGCCGGTGTTGGCGCAGTCTGAGGCATTGAAGGAGCCTGCCCAAACATCCCGAGCAATCCGGTAATCGGAGATGAGATGAATCCTAAACCACCGTTCAGATATTTCTGGTCTATGTTGCCAATCGTGCTGGCTGCGTTTGACCAGGGAGGTGTGTAGCTGGGAGCAGATTGCTCACCATTCAACCCAAGCTCACCGGCATATTTCTCGCCAATCTTCGTGATATTTCCAACGCCGCCACGATCTCGGACGGCATACCAATCGCCAACACCTTTATTTGCCATGCGCTCCAACGAGAAATCGACCTGTTTCTGCCAGTTTGCGGCGGATGGTGCTTCCCCGAATTTTTGTTGAAACTCATAAGCCATACCGCCCGGGGCGATCTTTGTCGGATCGCTGGACCCAGAATAAAGTTGGAATGGTCCAAATGAGTAGCCTCTGGCGTCTCGGTTTCCAAATGTTTCCGAACCGATTGTGTTCGGGTTCAGACCCTCTGACTTTGCGATCCCGAGCGCCATTGCAGGATTGACGTTGTAATCCTTGGAGCGTCTCCAGATGTAGGATGCAATATCGTTGATCTCAGCCATAACGCACCCTCTGGTCGTCGATTGCCTTGTCGATGATTGCCAAGCGGCGCAGCATCTCTTCGCGTTTGCCGTCTGGCAGATTATGGATGCGTTTGCGGTTGTCGTCCAGAAAGCCAGTACAATTCCAGCAATCGCGGCCTGTTTTCTCGCCAATCCCATACCCGGGCGGCATATCAGCCCCAACCTGCGCCAGATAGGTAAACACCTGTTTTTCAGACCAATCTTCAATCGGCATGATGTACTCAATGCCGTCAATGACTTGCCCATTTTGGGAAGTGGACTTCCGCCTATCGTTGCGCCTTTGACCCTTGATGATCTTTGTGCAACCAAGATCCTTGATCCCCTGATATAGGGGAATCCAAATGTTGATCGCGCAGCACTCCAAGCACGATTGCATAGTTGGACCGTCATTCCCGGTAATCGCTTTGCCGAGAGCCGTGTTTTCAATCGGCAGAACGTCAACCGGCCATCCTCTTTCAGCGATATTCGCAGGCTGATCCGATTTCAGATGAATGAAATGCGGCAACCGTTTTGCCCAACGCTCCATATAATCCAGCATCTCTGGATAGGATGCTCCAGTGTCCAGCCAGACCACATAGAGATCATCCCATCTCTCTTTATAGAGATAGAGGCAGGCAAGGCTGTCTTTGCCGCCCGAGAACTGGAGTGCGGTGTCGATCACAGGGACGCCAAGCCAGCAAGGATCGAAACAGCAGACGATGCGGCGCCAAGACCAGTTAACAATGGACTGCTTTGCTGCGCCGGACCAGTCTGCGTGTTCGTCTGCCCATATGGTGTTGCACCAAGAGCCTGGATTGGGATCTGAAGCTGTTGGATGGGGAATTGCTGGGCCTCACGATATGCCTGCTGGGCTGCATCAAGCTGCGCCTGCTGCTGGGCCTGCAAGAGAGACTGAGCCGTCAGCGCCCCTGTAGCTCCGGTCAAATAGGCTTCCTGACCAGCGCCAGCCAACTGGCCGAGCGTTCCGGCGCCCTGAATGCCAAGACCAGCACCCGCAAGACCAGCCTGCTGGTTGAGCCTCTGAGCTTCCATCGCCCGCGTAATATCAGCCTGCGCCGCCGTCTGCGCCTGCCCATAATTCTGCGCC